TTTCGGGATATTTTATATCTCAATTTATTTTTAATTGTTTAAACGGAAAAAAATTCTTTGCTATTTCGATTGAAAATGAAAATGGCCAACATAAAATTCATAGAAATAAAATAACCGATCAAGAGATAATATTTGCTTGTAATCTTTTGATAAATTCCATTTTTGATAAATTCCATTATAGAAGATTATAGGAATTAAGATAATATGATGAAACGTAAAAAATAACCAGAGTTTAACGTCCCGCGGTCCATTAATTTAACAATTAAGTGATTTCAACCGCGGGACATCTTTTTAAGATCAACTATATTCTATGATAGCTGATATCTTGCTCAAGATATTATCTGTATCCTTAAATATCGTATCCATCTTCGAACCTGAAAATAACAACATAATGCACATCAATATAGGATAAGTGCCAAATAAAATGTTAATAATCTTTCTTTTCAATGTTCTTTCTGAATAATCTTTTTCAAGAATTTCTAACCTTGAACACATTTTATCAAGTCCGTTTGTTAGTCGATCCATTTGCCACATCAACTGATTTATAATGCTATCAGATATATAGCTTACTTTTTCAGAATTCATTAATACTTTCTCCTAAATAGACTAGGTTTTGATACACATAGTTACAATCATACCCAATGGCATTTCATTAAATGCGGTCCCACTACCTGTTGAGGTAGTTGTGGAAGTAGATGAGAATTCTGAAGTAGGGGCTGTATCAGTATATGGAATTCCCGTGCCGGCTGTAAGAATGCTTCCTGCTCCTGTTGTATGAGTATGTGGAGCTAATTCTGCTTCTAATAAAGTATGAGTTTCTTCACCACCATAACTACCAACAGTTGTACCTGTAAAAGCTGTGCTAGTTGCAGAACCGCCAGAACCTACTCTGTTTCTTCTTTGTGCATTTGGTAATCTGAAATTTCCTGCTCCTTCACCCCCAGTATTCCATGTTGATCCAATTGCGGCATATAAAGCAGCATAGGTACTTTGGGACACAACAGAACCATCACAAAGAAGCCAACCGGGAGGAGCAGAAGCCATACCAAAATCGGCAATCATTCCAGCAGGAAGAATAGAAGCAACAGACGGAGTTAATAGCTGCCAGTAAGTACCATCACTCATGAATTCATAAATACCACCTGCCTGAAGTTCTGCGCCTGTTAGTGCTACTAATCCTAAACTAGATGATTTTCTTACTGGAAGTGAGCCTGTACCACTCACATCCATTCCAGTTGCACCGGTATTGGTGTTAGCTACTTTTACCCATATGTGAGCACCATCACCATTTGATGTATATGTAGGTGTAGCTGTAACTGTAATCGTATTTGCTGCACCGCTGGTGTCTAGACCATAAATGGGTGTACTTTGCTGAAGAGATGTATAACTAACTTTTTGTGGTAATGTTTCGCTTACAAAAGAGCTTCCAGAATATTCAGCTATCATTCCACTAGTTATGACAGTCGCGCCCTGTGGAACAGTTACAACCCATAATCCTATATGTCCAGCGTCAGGAGTTGGTATTACAGGTGTCACACCCTGGGCACTTGCTTTAATAGTTAATGAAACTGTATCCGTTCTCACATCCGGAGCGGACATTGTTATAGGGTTATTTTGATCTGATGGATTGAAATATTGTCTTGTTGTTACTTCAACGTCGGCTGTTAGTAATGCTGCTTGAATTAAATAAGCTATGCTATCTCCGGGAGTTGATGCAGGGTTGAAATCATCCAATTGTGTAGGTAAAAGATTTATTCCTTGCTTATAAAGATATTGTGTTGTATCTGATGGTACAGAACCATATGCAGTTGAATCAAATTGTTCATATTGATAAATAACACCAGGAGCAACTGTTACAGAAAATGCTGGGGAAACAGTTGGCGTTGCATTTAATCCCGCTGCAATTGCGCTAGGTGTAGAAGGAGAAATAGGCCATCCACCAATTATAGTTTGCGCAAGCTTAGATATATCGTTCATTCTAAAAATTTCCATTCTTAAAAGATCGGTATCAAGCAAATTCTCTGCCGGATATACTAATATCCTACCATTTCTAATTAATGACATTTTATTTTTTCCTTAAGAGTTAATATAAACAATTGTTAAATCCGGTAAGCCTGTAATAACGTTTTTTGCTAATGAAGTACCTAAAGTTTTAGTTAATTCAATCGTATGTAAAATCATATTTCTTGTTATTATTTGAGTGACTAGGCTCTCACTTCCCAGATACCAGTTATAACCTAACCCTGCGATAGTTGGTGAATTATTTAAACCGGGAAATTGAGCTAATCCTTGATTAGCTGGCAAAAATACTACTATAGAAAAACGATATGGAAAATAATCAGAAGACATTGAACCTAATGATTCATTTCCATAGGTATGCTGTACACCTAAATTATCAATATAACCTAATCCACCTATACAAATTGGATTAGAAGTTAAAGGGTCTGATGACCCATCTCCCAAGGCCATACAATTTAATACATTCCATCCTTCAAAAATGAGTGGTGGATATCCTGTTAAAGTCAATAAAGCATTATACATTGCTTGTCTTGTTGCTTTTATTTGCACAACTGTCGCTAAAATTCTTTGTCTATATGTATCATCATTTTCATTAGGCAATCTTGGAAGATTATCACCCTCATAATCCATTGAGATTAAATCAAGATTATATCCAGTTGCTGTTTGAATTCTTTGCTGCAATATAGAATATAAATATTGATTATTATATTGATAATAATAAGTAGTAATAAAAGCGAGCAAAAGAGAATCTAAATTAGGATGATCTTCGCCAAACCATCCAGAAGGTAAATTCTGTATAAATCTATTATAAATATCTAAGCTACTTCCTACTGCCATATTTTATGCCGTATAATTAATTGAAATATCAGAATTTGATGTTAAAGCAACCTGCTTAAAACTTAATGGCGCATCAGAAGTTCCTGCTCCACTTCCATAATCTAATGTTAAACTCGGAATACTAATAATATTAGGATCAGCATTAAATATAATGTCGAATAATTCAGAAAAATAAAGATATCCACTTGTTGTAAGCGGCCAAGTAATTAACTTTACTCCACCTATCGGGAGATTATTTATATAATTATTTAATGCTAATTTAACATTTGCAGTTACTTGGGTTTGTAATGCAGTATCAGCCGAAGTATTTAAAGTTAACTGTGCAGAAATAGTCATTGTCACAGGAACCGGAGCTATAACGTCATACATTATGCTCAAACCTCTATAAAATTCGATATTTGCTTTTACAGCATTTATTAAATCATTTGAGGGTGATCCTGTACCATCATCAACAACAACAAAGAAAAAACCATATAGTGTGTTATTTGAAGTATCTTTGTTTTCTATTATTTGATATCTCTTTACTTGTAAACCATATGTTGGGGTATTTAAAACAGCAAATTGTATTGCCTGATAAGTAGCTCTTGACAACCCTTGCAAATATAAAACAAAATCAACTTTAGTTTGTGAATCACTTGCTGCTTCTAGACCATTCGTGAAACTTGACGCATTGGTAACAGTGTTCACATTTGTTAATGGGCTATTTATAGTATTAATCTGACCAGAATTTACATTTCCTATCGTACCAGTTTGAGTACATCTAACAGGTACAGTAATAGTTCCAGCAGAAATAGCCATAACATACGAATTTGTTACTGGGTCATAATTTGGATTTGCCGTGTCCAATATGGTAGTAAATTGAACATTTGTTGATGATGCAGATACTATAGTGCTTGTTGCTGGGATATAACTTAAAATTGATGTATCAGAACGTGAAAAAGTCACGCTACCAGAAGAAGCAACAGCAGCCGGCCTCCTGAATCCAAATTGTTCTATAAAGGTATCAACATTATTCCCGAAAGATGATTGAAGTCTTGTAATAGCTAATTCAGCAGATATTAATGCTTGAATCCATATTGAATTAGCTGCATTAGCTTCAATTATTGCAAGAAGAATTGATCCCTCTTGAAAATCAGTTAATAAACCTCCCGAACTTTGAATTGAGTTTATTTGATCTTGAACCAATTGGCTGAAGCTTTTTATAGGTAATGTGTTAGTTGATGCTGTCATTTTAGATGCTCACTTCAAAATTTAAAACGATCGGCTGTTGGGTTGGGTTCAAGTAATAGTTAATCTGACAAAATATTCCCCCCGAAATCGTTTGAATGTAGATTTTAGGTGCTGGGTCTTGAGAAACTGAGTTTTCTAAGGCTATTTGAGATTGAATAAGTGATTTTATTTCAGAAAATAAATCTGTTGAGAGAGCCTGACCGATATAGTTAGGTATTCCAGCGCCATAATCTACATGCCAAATATAGCCATTAATCGCCGTTAAAAGTCGTCTTAATACTCTTTGTTTGCTTCTTTCCTCGCCAGATACAACCGCAAGATCGCCACTCGCAGAAACTTGCAAATCATGACCATAATTATGATTTATATCATATAAGATTTGCGGAATAAGCGTATTTCCATTTTGCATAAATAACCCTTTTACAATATTTAATTATTATACACAAAGAAGGGTCTAGTTTTCATAAATAAATCTTGACATTTAATCTATGTTCCACTAAATGTTTCACGATTTACATAATGTAATGAGGGTCGTATTTATGCCAAATAAACTAGGTTCAAAAAAAGGAATCAGAAAAAAATATTGCTCCAAATGCGCCAAAGAAAAAGAAGTAGAGAGTAAACGCTATTGTAGGGCTTGTGCGGCAGAACATATGAGAAAGTGGAGAAAATTAAATCCATTGACAGAGACTCAAAAAATTAAGGCAAAAATAAGGTGGAAAACAAACGTTTATGTGAAAAGAGGATTAATAAAAAAATTTCCTTGTGAAACATGCGATTCTTTAGATGTTCAGGCATATCATGAAAACTATAATGATCCATATAACATACATTGGCTTTGCTCAAAATGCCATAAAGAGGCTGATATATAGAATCATCAAGTAGCTTGTATATTGGTCGTTAGTGCAGTTGTTGGATCAATTGGCTGATTCGGAACTCCTGTAACACCACTAACCGGATCATTGTGGGTGTGACTATTATACACACCTATGGCAATTCCATTCATTAAAGCGCTCAATGTACCATGTGTTAAATCACCCATAGTAATAGCTGTAGAATTAATCGCAACGGATCCTGCCGCTATATTCGCTGCTCCGGAAACTGTGATATGGATAGTAGGTGCTGTTATATCAATTTCGAGTTGTCCATTAATCGAAAGGTGGCCATTTTTCATTATTTTAATAAAGCTACCTGAAGGGTGAACCATCCACCATTCGCCAGCCGGAGTCTGAAAAGTGGGTATTCCAGTTGTCACAGCTAATAAAATAATCCCATTATTAAGATTTCCCTCTTGAAAATCCACAAGAACAAGATCGCCTATGTTTGGAGCAAGATTGAAGCCTATTGCGGGAGCCGAAATAGGTAGCCATCCAGTTACAAGAGGTTGAGAAGAATTGTCGGTTGGATCACCTTCATAAAGCTGAACCTGAGCCGAAAATGAGGATGGATCATAATTTGTAATTTTACCTAAGGCAATCTGCGCAGTTCCATTTGCTGTGATCAGCGCCTGAGTTCTCATTATATTTAAAAAATGCTCTATTGACATATTGTCATTTCCTATCATTTTCTGTCATTACAAACTAACCTGAGAATCGACTGAATGATTTTTAGCGATAATTCGTTGTGTAAATGTCTGATAGTTTATATTTCTGTAAACAATATCAGTGTAATAAAATTGATCAAAAGAGCTATTAGTTCCTCTAACCTGAATAATAGAATCTTTCTTTAATAAAACATCTCCGGGCATAACAGCCTCTAAAATAATTTCCTGCAATGTAATATTAGATAAAAGCTGATTTGCTGTCTGCTGTGCCTGTTCCCGGGTCAATCCAGCCCGAATAAATGAATATGTCTGAGAGGGTGCTGTGGATGCCGATACATTCTTCAAATATGATCTAGTTCGTTTTGTGGCTTTTGCTGATACCGTGAAAGCTTTTCCGGTTGTTGGGTTATAAGGAACCCTAACAAGAACTTTAACGTCTCTAGCGAGCGTCAAAGATCGCTTAAATTGCAGATCGGTTCCATTGAACATAGGACTGGCTGATTGCGGATTTTTAGGTTGATATTGAAGTATAAAAGCCGTCTTTGGATCTTGGACTGGGTAAGGCTGAAAATACAGATTAAATCCGTTCACGAATACCACAAAACCATTTTGTTGTGCTAAAAAAGCTATCAAATCCCATTCCGTGTTTTCCTTTGTCATCAAGGTTTGCATATTATTATAGATAGTTCCTACATTCCCACTGGTAGGCGTAACAATCGGCGTTAATCCATGTTTTTCTGCTAAAATAGTGGCTATTTGTGAGGCTGAATAGCTCGAATATTTATTTGAGGTTTTTGTGTCTATTAATCTTGATGTCAGATCTCTTCCAGATAATCGGATTGTTCCATTCAAAGGATCAATATTTATTAGGTCAATATCTCCTACCATAAATAAACTAAGATCCGCTGTTCCATAGCTATCTGGATTGATGGGGAATCCTATATAAATTTTCACTATCACATCTATTTCTGAAGCCCAGAAGTTAAAATCCAAAATGGCATTCTGATTATTTAATGGCATTGTGATCGAGTAATTATCCGCCACATAAAATGTAGTCGTTTGAACCTCTATATCTTCCCAGTAAACCTGTACATCATTTATGGTGACAATAGCTCGTGGTTGCCTTCCCGCCACCGAAAAAGGTCTATTTGAAAATGTTGAATAAGTTGAACTAATCATTTTTTTCCCTTATCATTGACCTGATTTCCTTTAGTAAACTTTTCCCGCTTGAAACAGTTTATCAGGCTGACAAGCGGTTTTTTTTATAAAATTCCTCCGCTTGGAATTCCAGATTGTTGTGGAATAACCAGATTTATAATTCTCATCACTGAAATATCTAATACAACCGTTCCGGTATCAAAAGTTATAACATTCAATGAAGAAGTTGCTCCTGATACCATAGAGGCAATATTAGATGCAATAGAGTTAAGAGTATCAATAGGTGTTACTTGATATTGATAACCAATACCTGAAATACTAAAAGTTATATTTTGAGGAGAGGCTGGAATACCAGTTATTGTCATCTGATTGGAATTATCAGATCCTAAAGTTAATGTTAAAGTAGCCTCAATCATTGGATCAGTTAAGCCATTTGCGTTTGCAATAACTGTCCATTGCGTAGCATCTCCATATTCCTCTGCCGCAATTCTATAAAGATTAGCATTTGTTACCGTTAAGACTTTTCCGATAGTTCCAGCCTCTATTAGCTGAATATTTTTATTCATATTTTGTAATATAGTTTGCATAACGTACAAATTATTAAGGCTATAAAGATCATCTGCCTGAAGATTAATAGTTTCACTCATGAAAATACCCTACTTGAAGTCTGTAAAATAGCTGATGAAACCACATTTTGTGCATTAAGAATCGCTGCAACGATTGGAGTCAATTGGATTGTTGTGGCATTTTGAATGGATGGCAAGCTTTGAATAGCTGCACTTAATAAAGCTATCGAACTAGAAACACTTGGATTTGCTACCAATAAGGCTAAATCTTGTAATTCGGTTAATTGGTTCAAAATGGCATCGTTATATCCAAGAGGAAGCAGTGTAGTAAGTGGTAAATTCATATTCTGAACTACTGTACAAGTAATAGAATATGAAATCTGATAGGTTCTTTGGAATGAACATTTAAAATCTTTAATAATTACATTAAAATTAAATTGACCAAAAGTTAAAGGAAATGTGTTACCAGAAACTCTCATTTGATCTAAAAATTGCGCTCTTTGAGTAGCCGTAGATTCAAAAAACAACCCAGACCATGAAATATCATCATCAATTCGGCCCAATGAGTCTATTATTCTTTGACCACCTACCAATTGATGAATAGCTAATGATTGCATTCCACCAAAATTTATTCTTTCTGGTATTTCAAAATTTTGGAATGTAAAAGTACCTAATTTTAAAAAAACAGCCATTATCCTATTCCTCCATTATGATACAGAGAGGGAGAATATGGCATTAATGGGTTATTTTGAGAAACAGAATGTTGCACTGTTTGATGTCCAATAGTTGAAGAACCGATATTTTGTGCCACGGAGCTTGCCATTTTTGAAGGATCTAATTTAACAGTTACATGAGTTGTCATAGAATTTTTAGTTAAATCACCTGTTGGAGCTTGAAAAGAATTTGAACTTTTAGAGGGAAATCTTGAATCAATCCATTCTCCTAGTAATCCTTTTGGATGCTTCCCTTCTTTTTGTTCTGATAGCCAATTAAGTGCACCTGTTAATGCATTTAATCCATTAGTTAAATGAATTAATCCTGATGTGACAGTAGGACCAGTTATCCCATCTAAAGCAAGCTTGAAATTAGAAAATGCAGTATTAAAAGCTTTAATTCTTTCTGGATTTGACCCCATTAAAGAATTTTGCATTTCTTGTATTCCGGCACCTTTTTGGTTTTGAGAATACATAGATTTAAACTTTTCTTGTTGCTGCATCATCGTCAAAACAAAAGCCAAATCGGTATTTGTAAATATTCTTCCCGCTATTGCTTCTTTCTGCTGTTCAGTTTTAGCCCCTAATCTTTCAAGAAAAGGTTGAAATGTGTTTGTAATCCATTCAAAAGGATTTTGTTTGTCCATTCCCTTTATATTTCTTATTAAAATAGGTCTTCCTATTTTGTCATTCTGAATATTATTTTCAGTTAATAATCCGCCTTGTTTTAAAAGAGCAGCACCCCCAGCCGTGATTCTTCCTGCTTTCATGCGATTAAAGAATTGACCTAGTTGAGTCCCAGTTCTTTGACCATATTCTTGTATGAAAGGATCAAGCATATAAAAAAGGAACTTAGGGTCAAGACCTTTTGCATAACCTCTCATATTTTTGACAGTAGAAAAATAATCGGAAGGACGAACTCGACCACCCGTATTTACTTGAGCCTTAAACATCATATCTATGTAAGGAGCTAAAACATTATAGTCCTTCGATCCTGATGCCAATTCAGCAGTTTTTATTGCTGCCTGAATCTGTTTTTTACCAACTTTATATTCCCCTTCACCAAACATCTGAGTTGATAAAGATTGATAAGTTCCCAACAACGGAGCTAGCTGTTTTGCGGAACTAGCAGATTTAGTAACTACAGCAGCATCATTCAAAGCTGCAAGTAATTCTAACTTTGAAACGTCCTTTACCTTTGTATTTTTTATATATTTATTTACCGATGCGGCATCTAATCCAGGTATATTTTGCCCAGTAAGCTGAGCTAGTTCTTGCTGATATGAAACCCCTGCACCATAAGATTTTTTAATAAGTGATCCGGCGGCATAGGTTGCTCCTATTCCAGTTCCCATGCCATATGGAATAAAATGAGATGCTCTTGACAAAAACCCTCTTGATGATGATTGTGTTCTATTTAATTTTCGAGAGGCATTATCAATATTATTAATATTTTTTGCCATTTTATCTAATTGTGGGTTTATATCTCTAAGATTAACTGCCATCTGGTCAAACATAGATATACTAGGTTTCATGGAAATTTTAAGCTTATTTACAGCCGCCATTGCTCTTTCTGTGGCTTTCGTAAATTTTTGCATTTTCTCTAAAGCATCACCCTTTAGATTAAGGGTGACCCAGACTTTATAAGCTTCCATTATTTTATCCTGAGAGTAGCATAAGTATTAATAATCCAGTTATATAGAAACAATCCCAATATAAACTCTATCTGTTCTTTTTCTTTAAACATAGTTAAACCCAAGAAAGATCGAGCAGGAATTCTGTTTGTTCCCATTTCTTGATAGAGAGCAATATCTAAAGGAGAACCTATAAAAACCTGACCCAATTCTTTGTTTAAAACGGCCACAACATGATTGATTGATTCTTTAAGTTCACCGGTGCGATAAAGCGGATTGTATTCTTCATTGAATACATACCCTTTTGCTTCTTTATCTTTTTTCGTAGATTCTGCCAGTTCAGGCCAAGATTCGAAATCACCAGCCCCTATCTGTAGGTGGCCGATGGTTTCTTTTGCTTTTTCTTCGATATGCTTACCGATGAAATCTAATGCTTTATGTTCATGATTTTGATAATTACCTATCATTTTTCCAAGATGTTTTGAGAAGGTATCTAAACTTGCAAATTCTTTCATTTTTTGACCTCCTCAAACTCATTTGTGATGAAATTGTATTTTCTTCCTCCCTCAATTTCACTAAACATAATGCACCATGCAGACCGCTTTGTTTCGTCAATTTCGAAGGCAATATCGAATGGAATCCCTTTACTTATCAGATAAAGTGCCTGCCTCATCGGAGCATGGTCTACTATTTTTTTACGTTGTCAATTGCCTCTTTTTCATTATTGGAAGACTGAAGATCAGCAATTGCTTCATTCACAGCGGACATTCCATGTTCGTCTAACCTTTGCAATGCCGCTCTTACCTCTTTATATGTTTTGGGGGTCTCAAAAACCTGTCCATCTAAAAGACCCACATAAAGAGTTGTAAAACACATCGCCAAATATGATGGATTATTCGAAAAATCACCTAATGCTCCGATTAAATCCAGTGTATCAAGAATGCTAGGCTTTCTTAGCCTTATTACTCGGCCTGAGCTATCTGTGATCTCTTTTCCATCATATGGTGATTTTACTATCCTTTCACTTGCTTTTGTCATTTTTTGCCCTCAAAGAATTGATATCAAACCAATTCTATCTTACGGCTGGCCATAAATGAAACGCGTTGTCTTACAATCTCTGTTCCAGACCAATTTCCAGCATCTTCAAGTGCTACAACAACGTTTGTATATTGATATTGATTTGTAGATCCATCAGGTTCAGTAATTGTTTCTGTAATAGTCATAGGAATTTGGTCAGTTCCTAAATAGTAAGAAGCTTCTTGCAAGGCAATATAATTGTCCATGACATTATTAGTACGTTGCAGAGTAAAGCTTCCAGACCATCCCTCATGAAATTTAGGATGTCTCACGTTTCCATCCATGGCGACGACTTTATCCATGACGGCATCTTCTTTAGATGTAAAATTTTCTATGATAATAAACTGACGAACACCATTTATATCTGTAAAAACAATTTTATGGTCTATACCAGTATTTAAGCCATTAGCAGGCATAATTTTAGCTCCTTATATTAAGCCAATTGTGGGGGCAAGGTTTGAACTTGAATGTTTTGGCCTGCCTGTAAATTAATAACAAATTGCTGAATTATGCTGAAAAGTGTCACTTGAACATTTGCCTGCATAAATCCGAGCGATACCTGATTTAATGGATTATTCGAAGCATCTAAAACCACACTGAAAGCTGGTCCGCCATTAACATTCCCTATAAGCCCTAATTGTTGAAGGTTTTGCAAAAATGCTTGTAAAGTGGATTTTGCTTGTAATCTGACATCCACAGTTTGTGGCAATCCTATAAATGCCCCTAGACCTTGCTTAAAGGTGTTTGCAAGGAAATTTACCATTCTGGGATAGTTATCAACTTTCGTCAGAGGATTATTACTTGTATTGATACCGAGCCTGACACCAAAAGATTTACCGGCTGGAATAGGATTAGTAATCACGTCTAGACCACCTATTTCAAGCTGCAAAAGATCCGCATCAGTATAAACTTGTTGTTGCGCAGTTTTCTGTGTTGCAATTATTCCGTTCATTACTTTATTTAGCGCTGAACCATTAGGAGGTTGAACAGCAATTTCACCGGCTGTAAATCCTTGAGGGCTAATATAGCGCGTTACATTATTAAATGGATCATTAATTAATGTCCAATCACCGGTCATTAATTTAAAATTGTAGCTATTAATACCAGCAGTTTGTTTTTGAGAAACAGAGGAAGAAATGCTAGTTCCAGATTGCACCGTACCAACAACATAGGTATTTTCTTGCTGAGCAAAACTATCTTGGTTTGTCCAATAAGTGGAATCATAAGCATCTGCAAGCATTACAACACTTGCATTACTATTTCTAAGAACATACATACCGGTTCTAGGATAAGTATCAACACCAACAAGGGTTGCAGTAGTTACGTTAGCCGCACCATCAGACCCACCTGAAAAGTTGTAAGAAGCAAGAGCTGGCGGAGTAATAGCCGAGCCCAATGACAATGTTCCAGTAGCGCCTCCGGTACTTCCACCCCCAGTAACAGTAAATAAGGTAGAGCTGTTATAACCCGTTCCACCAGCAGATACGACTACAGAAAGAAGTTCCCATAGCATTGTAAATGTAGCGCCGGTGCCTGCTCCTGAAGTGCTTCCTTGAGAAACTGGGCTAGAAGGTAACGCTGTATATGATCCGGGTGTAGTTACAGAGACTGTATTTACGCCCCAAACTAATGTATTGAATGTCGCACCTGTACCAACTCCCGAAGTGCTTCCTTGTGTGAATCCGCTAGGTCTAACAGTATATGATCCACCCGTAGAAATATGAGCAGTTAATACTGCGCCTGCTCCATCAACCGTATCAACTGTTATAACAGCAGCAGTGGTAAAAGTACCGCCAGCGGCAACAATCGTATCACCTATGTTATAACCTGATCCTGCGGCATTAACGGCTGCCGTAATTGCTTTTACGGTACTAACTGTTAAAACTGTATTAATTGAATGTGTTCCACCGGTCAATGTAATGGTATCGGCTGGCACATAACCTGTTCCAGCAGCAGAAATTACACCGGATAATGCTCGCATAACTGGATTTAGAGTTGCACCGCTTCCGGATCCACTTGTTCCTAGGGTTGGCAATGTTGCATAGCTGCCCCCGGCAGTGACACTTACAGAACTGATATTGTTTCCAGTCGATGCACTGACTATTTGAGAAGGACCACGTAGAGCACCTTGACCAAGGTTAACAGCATCTGCAAGATTAGACCAAAATTCAGCGCCTGTGCCGCCAATTCCATCAAATACTTCAGGAATTCCATTAGAAAAAGAAATTGTTAATCGATAAAGTTTGTTAGAACTTGTATATCCACTTCCTTGAGAAAGGACAGCCGTAAGATTTCCATCATTAGGAAGGCTACCGGTATAAAGAGACGTTAGGGTACATCCATCTAAAGGCGTGGGGGTAGTAGTATCAAGTAACACACAAGAAGCTGCTGTATCTGTTCCGTCGGTTACACGAACACAAATGAAATTATTTGCTCCCTGTTGTGTTGCAGCATATATAGGTGTTCCTAAATCATATAAACGAGCTTGTGGATTACCAAAAATCTGGGCATATTCTTGTATATTTCCTACTGTTACTTGAGAATTAACCGGACCCCATTCAGCCGTTCCAACAACACCAATAATATTAGTTGGAACTCCATTCAAAAGTGGATTAGGCGGGATAATATTTACCGAAACATTCGGAACACCAATTTGTGATTGACTGAATGACATATTTTATTCCTTATTAGATAATAATTTGCTAACCATGTGTTTCTCACTTCCCGCCAAAATCAAATCGACCTCTTTTTTATTTTGAATACAATCTCCTCTTTTATATCCATTAAAGGGAGATTTAACTATCAGTTTATAAAAAGATACTTCTGGAATTGAATCGGGTACTCTTTCAATATCTGAAATTGTTTTTTCATCTTCTGATGATAATTTTTTTGGTAAAATCATTTCATCGTTTAAGTTTTTCTTCATGTATTTAGATTTCATTCATTCACCGCCAAAATAGAAAATGGGTCTGTAATTGTTGTAAATTGCTGAGTTAATGTAGTTGGATATTGAATGGTATAATTTAACCATCCTTTGAAAACTGTATATTGCTCAAGATCGTCATGTATTATTGTATTATTGTAAAAAACCATGCCTGTGTAGTTATCCGGCAACGTAATCCTATAGTTTTGTTTTAAGTAAACATCGATTGCGTCAAGAATTGTTGATCTATCTGTGAAATTAGGTGAAACAACATTAATGCAAAAAATCCTATCTGATCTAGAAAGCTCTTCAGATGCAGTATAAGCAGTTGCAACCCTTGCAATTAAACTATATTCATTTGGTATTGTTATTACATTACCTGATGAAGTTGCACCTGGAATTATTGCCGCTGTATTTGCAGCTATAGAATCAGTAGTATCGCCAGATAAAATCTGGTAACCATATCCTATTCCATTAACTATAATTGTCACAGCTTGAGGGGTCGTTACAGTTCCCGTTACAACAACTGTATTATCTACTACTGTTAAAACGATAGTGGCCGCTGCTTTTGTCATTGGCTGAAAAATTCTTTGGAATTTCGTCACAACTCTTTCGCTGTCTGTTGGATATACATATACGTGAGAATATCCGGCTGCCAAATCATGATCTTGTTGAGTTCGGATTGGAAATCCCGATTCAATAGAAATCTGTCTTGTTGTAACAGAAGGTTGACCCGTACCATTCGGATAACATGCGTTATATGTCAAGGTAGTAAGCGTCTGTAAAACTTGGAGTAGAGTAGCCATAAATCACCCGTAATTGACGACTTGCTCAGCTCGCAATCGCCATCCTAATTCGGTTAATTCATTGTCTCTGACTACGTAGCTTTGATTTCTATTATCTAGAACGATATCCCCTACTCTTATGGCTACATTTCCAAGATTAGGTAATAAAATCATCCACGAAGGATTTCTTGTATCAGTAGGAAGCTTTGTTTTTGCTTCTGATCCTCTACTATCTATCAAAACAGATGCTGGCATAGCTGTCATAATGGTGGTTGATGTTGCCGGTGTATATCCAACATATCCCAAGTTTCCCGGACCATTGGTTTGGGCCGGCCTTATAAGATTAATTACCTGATTGCATTTAACTGCCTTTGGAGGTAAATCAAAATCTAATACTTGAACATAATAAGTGCTATTATCATATGGCAATCCACCAGCGCCTGTGCTGGTTCCAACTATATAGTCACCAACAGTCGCGGCGAGTGGTAATGATGAAAACTGAGCATCTATCAAAAGATTATAGACAGCATTTCCGTACGATGTTGATTTCATATAATCCCAACTCGTATTTGTATCAGCTAGTAGATTACCTATTAAATTACCATTTTGGATCGGATTAATAGGAGTAGCAGAACGATACAAATTGAATGGCGCACCAAGATGCTGAGCTGCCTTGGCATATCCATAAAGAATCTTTTGGAATATCTGAACACCATTCATTTTTAAACCACCTGTCGCATACCAGAGAGCAACTTACTAGGGGTTGTAACACCAAAAAATTCTAATAATCTTTGACACCATAATTTATATAAGTCAAATCTGTCTCTAACTTCATATTTGTTGTGATACCAAACTGCCGCTCTATCGGTATCAAGGTTATCGGATGCTGTTGGAATAGCTGACTCAAGAGCATTGCAATTAGCAATATAGACAGTTCTTAATATTGTTTCCTGATTAGTAGATAAATTATTCATCTGGTATTCAACTTCTAAATACCATTCGAAATATCTATAGCCGAAAGAAGGCGGCGACGCGGTTATCCCATTACCAAAAACAGGAAAACCGCAATGTCGACGTACATCATCTTTTTCAGCATCAGTTAACATCTTCTATAAAGATCCTGATCGGAGCGTTAAGAGAAAGCAATCTTTCAATATCTTCTGGATTAAAAACCACTTGAAAAGATTTCCATGATTTCAGGCATTTATTAGGAAGACCATGAGCTAACAAAGTGGCTTCCATCCAGTTTTTAGTGAAAATAGCAATTCTCTGTCTTGAATCCGCCTTTAATAAGGCGGATTCTTCCTTTACTTCATTCACGTCATTATTTCTGTCTTTTTTTGACATATTAACCATCCGCAGTTTCAATAATTACTGCTCTTTTGTAGTAATTATTTGATGCTGTTGGGATAATGGTGTTGTTTGTGGTTGTATCTGTTGGAACAACAAAACCGCCAACATAGTTGGATGTCTGAGACATAATCTGACCTAAACGATCGATCGGTGGTCTGATATGATAATAGAAGCCCATTTTTGAAACTTGTTCAGGTAACAATAATCTCATTGGAGCAGAGGATTCCGTCCTGCCAATTTCCATATCACCTTGGAGATTCTTGATAGCATTCAGTCCCTTAGTAAAGACATTTTCAATGAGAGCGCCTGCACCACATACGATAGGTCTTTGAACGCCTTGTGTAACTGTAACCGAACCGTCGACCGCACCAGCTGCTTGAACGAACGTTTCAGTAGTTTCAATTAATCGAACATCTAGGAACTCATATACTTGTGCGTTCTTATATACTGGATCATCAACGCCACGACCACGGTTCAATAACTGAAATTCTGAATCTTGGAATAACTGATTCATAGAGGTTGAATTCAGATAACAGTTATATTTTCCGCGTATTTTTGGGACGCTGTTATTTCGCAAATATGAAACAGCAGCCAACATAGAGGTCATATTGAAAAGATCGGAAGATTGAAGAGCATAGCTTGATGCGCGACCATTAGGACGAACAATTAATGGAGCATAAGCGCCTCTCACCGCTTGTCCAGCCGTTGTACTAGCGCTTGACCCTAGAGTAATCGTACCGGAAGTACCGCCAGTAGCTGCAACAGTTGAAACGTTAACAGAATCATTTGAGAAACCGGTAACGGTGTTTGCTACGCCATTTACATAAACTGGCAAAGGATTAGAAACGCTTACTGGAACAACTGTGCCGCCTGTTCCCTGCGTAGAAACAACAACAGTCTGAAATCCACGGGTATCGTCAACATGCTGTGTAACGCTAGAAGCTGTTGCTGTAATGAACGTATTTCCAGACATGTAAGCATTGAAAAGGGCATTTCTTGCTAGTCTATCAACACAAGTTGCTTGTGCAACCCCTAAGTTATCAGAGTTACGCATAGCAAAAGAAGCAATAGAAACTTCATCATCCATTAAGTTAACGTCGGGAGCAAACTGAGGATATTGTGCAATTCCGATAGTGTATTGTTCATCGGAATATTGTTGGGGTGTTCCACCATTATCAATATTGGTGTTTGTTTGAGGATTTAAAGGGGTAGTATTTGGAACCATCAAACCCATACGAGTTTTTGTGATGGTATAACCAATTCTACCTTCAAATTCTTCTTTGTCTGCTATTTCACGATAAACGAGTTTATTTACAAGCGGATCAACAAACGCTTTTTGCAGCATGTTCGTTTGAATCGCATTTGTTAAAATTGCACCATTAGGGCCAAACATAGTTTGTATCTCCAAAAAGTAAAAACAAAATAATAAATTTTGAATTCACCCCGTGGAGACACCATCCCAACGAGCATTTTTTATCTAGACGCCATCCAAATAAAAAAAGATTCTTTCAGTTTTACCAGACGCCTAATTTTGCTTTTTCAGCAGCAAATTCTGCATCCGTCATTTTAAAAGCATCAACTTTGACTTCTGTAGTCTTATTGGGGAGATCAACATTTTTTGAAGAACTCGATCTTTTTTCTTCCCCAAAAAGAATTGGCTTTGATGACTTTAAAGCCTCAATAGCTTTTTCGATTCCCTCAATACTTCCATCTTCTTTCATGACAAGATCTTTCTTGTCAATCATTTTAAGAAAATCTATATCCTTAATACCAGAAGCCACAGCTTGTGCTTTCAATTCAGCATCTATCAACTTTTTCTGTAAATCTTGTTGAGCTTTACTAGAAGAATCAATCTTAGTTAAAAGATCCGACTTTTCTTTCTCTAAAGTAAGCTTAAGCTTTTCATTTTCTTCAGCTAAAACTTTAGCCTGTGCTCGCCATTTTACATCTCTAGCTTGAATTTCAGGATCTAAATTTTTTTCGTCAGAACCTTTTTTTTCATTATCTTCTATTACTGTCATAAATCCTCTATTTAACAAGTAAGATCGAACGCCATTCAATCTTTAGGAGAAATGCCCGCATTTTTCCCTTGTTTTTTTAACTTCAATTTCTGATTATATTCTTGATTTTCTTGACTTTCAATCGTTTTTAATTCCTCTTGAGGGTCCAGAATATTAAATTCATCTGCTATGTTTTTTAAGGCGGTTTCTCTGCTTAAAAGGCCATTTTCAACATATCCAGCTAATGTCTGCTGTTCTTGTAGTTCTTCTTGAGAAGATTTTGGATACCAATCTGGCCAATCAAGAATTATATGATTTTCGCATATGTCTGCTGGTGCTGATCCGCCCATGTCTATCTGATATTTTCCGGTTTTTAGTATATCTAAAACCATTTGATATAAACAAATTAGGCCATCATCCCCATATGTAATCCTCATCTCATTAACAAGACCAATCAGGGAAGAATTAAGCATTTGGATGGCTTTACCAGACTGCGCTGTTTTCATCTTTTCTGGGCTTGTTCTATTACCTCTAACCACTTCAAGCGCATATTCCCGCAAATCTTTTATAAATTTCATTACAGATTCAGAAGATTTACCTGACATTTCGGCATAATAAGCATCTCCTTTCTCATCTAGATTAAGGACGCTAACGCTTTTTATTATTTCTTGCCCCTGAAGAGATGAAGGGTTTTTAACGACGAAAGTGGGATCAGAATTGTATTTAAAAAGCCTTCCTATCTGACTTAATTGATAATCTATCTCTATTCCCATATCCAAAATAGGCTCAAAAGTACATAAACCATCAATAGATTTAGAAGAAGGGAGGTTTTTGATCCAAATGGCAGGAACAAAATTCAGATTATGATCACAAGATCTGGACGGATCTTCATTCGGCTTGAATCCCTCTTCTTTTTCTTTATCGCATAAATATGGAATGTAATAAATTTCTCTTTCGTTAGTCCATTGTCTTACTAAATAAAAAAAATCATTAAGCTTTTCTTTATCTATTTCATATCCTTCTGCAACAAGAGTACTACCATCATATTTTCTTTTTTCTGTCAATAAAATTAATTTATCTGGATTTAATCTATCAAATTTAGGGGTTAAATTTTTTGTTTCCAGAACATCAAAAAAGAACTTTCCACCCAAAACCTTAACAACTATGCAAACGCTTCCTACAGATCCAATTTTGGCTGCCTCTAGCATTACCCTGCGTATTTTGCTTTTTCGAGTTACATATTGCAAAAACTTTGTTACT